ACGCCGTTGGCGTCGTCGCCGTCATCGGGTGCTTGTACGACCACGTCGTAGTTGTCGACGTCGGAGATGTTTACCGGCATGACTAGGGTCCTAGCGTTGCGTTAGTTCCGGGGGTGATCTCAAAAAGGATGCTGCGGCAAATCCAGGTACCCGGCTTGAACTTGCGGATGATTTTTCGCAGCAACAAGATGCGCTCAAAGCTGATACCGCTCAGCCCGATGATGGTGCCGTCGCCCACCACGAAGCTTCCGACGAGCGGCGCTACACCGGTTACGGTGTGAGTGCCTTCAGGAAAGAAAACCCAAAACTGGGTGCTGTATCCGACGGGCGGCTCGGTGGGCCAGTCGAGGGGTGTCTTGATCTGGACGCCAGGGAAGCCTGCGGCAGTGAGCTGATCCACGAGCACCTGTGGGCCACCGGCATCCTGCCAGGTGGGCCAGGTCAGGTCGAGGCGCGCCTTGTACTGCGCATCGTCCTCGACCGGGTAGCGCTCGAGCAGCAGCTCTTCGCCGAGTGGCGCTAGCGCGTCCTGTGGGACGTCGTCGGGATTGCCTAACCAAGGCGCCTTGAGCGCTTGCGTGGCGCCGTCGATGAGCGAGTCGCAGAGCAGCCCGAACGCAGCCACAAAGCGGCGACCGTACTTTCCGCGCCACGGCGAACTGCGCAGTAGCTGCGCCGCGAAGGCCAAATAGTCGGCAGCCATCAGGCAGCGGTGACCGCTTGGTAGGTGAGCCCCCAGCCGCCGGCCTGTTCCGTCACTAGAGTGCGAACGCCAACGCTGACGGGTGCGGTCGGAGTCGTCAGCGTGACGGTGCGCACGCCCTCTACGGCCTCGAGTACTTGGAGGATGTCGCCGGGTGTGATGACGTTCGAGGGTCCGGGAGCAAAGTCGTAGCCACCGATTGGGGTCGCTGTCAGGAAGTCTTCGAGAGCCTCGTTGACGGCGTCAGTCACAGTCGCTTCGGACACGTTGGGATCGTGATAGACGGTACCCGTCAGCGTCAGTTCGTCCGTGTTGGGGTCGAGGACGGCAACAGTGGTGCCTGCTGTAGGCGGCTCTTCGTATGTCGAGGACGTGCCGAAGACGCGCTTGGCGAAGATTTCCTGCAGCGCCTGCTTTTCCGCTGCGCCAACCAGGGAGAATTCTGCCGCCACATACACATCGATTGTGTTCTCTCCCCGCGGGTTGTTGTCGTCGATCGAGATCTTGGTGATTCCCGCGACGCTCAGAGCGTAGTTGCGGTAGCCATCCGCCACCATTTCCAGCGACTGCGTCGCCCATTTCGTGCGGTTGCGCTCTTTCAAGGCCGCGTCCGTCTCCTGGTCGATTCCTGTAGTTGTGTACCAGGGGTCGGGTGCGCTGTTGGCAACAGTGACACCGGCCAAAGGGGTGAGTATCTTGGTGACTGTGTTCGATCCGACGTTGTGAGACTGGCCCGCCAGGGTAGCCTGAAACGTCAGAGTTAGCGTGCCACCTGCATTGAGTGTTCCACCGGTAGTATTGCGAAACTTCTTTCCTGAGTCGTTGCTCACGATGAGCTGACCGACCTCGATGTCGTAGGGAACCAGCGCCGTACTGGTGAGCGTCATGGGGCCCGCCGTCTTCACCGCTGGCAACCGCGTGTTTTCGTATCGACTACGGGCGAACTCAGTGAGCGGCACTCCGCTGGAGAACGAGTTGAAGCCAAACTCGACGATGGCCTTTGCCACCTCCGACATGTCCGCGACTATGGTTGCCGCTGCGGTCAAAAAGGTCCGCTGGACGCGACCTGGCTGCCAACCGGTTGTCGAGAAACCGAGCGACTGCAGGATATCGATCCATTCATCGAGTACCTCCTGGCGGGCGGCAGGTTTGCGCAGTTGACTGATCGATAACATTTAGGCGGCCTCTGGCAGGAGCATCTCGGCAGAAAGTTCGTTAACGGTGACGGTGAGTGGGAAGGGGCCTTCGGTATCTGTCAGCACCAACGCGACAGTTAGCTGCGACAGCTCCAGCGAGTAGGTCAGGGTCAACGTGGCGTCCTGGACCTCTTCTTCGGCGAGCACCTGTTCTAGGATTCGAGCCTCGAATTCGCCCTCGCGAATGGCTGATCCTATGAGCAGTCTCAGGTCGTATCCGTATGTAGGATCGTCCAGCAGCGTGCCGCGCTGCGACGTTAAGCGCCGCAAAACAGCCTGCGCGAGCGCTAGCCGGCCGGAGACTACGGACAGGGAAGGATCTAGGTCGGTCGTGCCGTAGAAATCAGTACCGAGCATGAGCTATGCTTCTGGATTCACCGGATCTAGGGGTTTGAAAAAGTGAGCATTCAAGAAACACAGAAGTGGCGCGCCAACCGTAGGAGGACGTGTACGGCTTTCGTAGGTTACGCAGTCTGCGCTTGCCTATGGGCGTGCGGCGAAGCTCGTAGCGTGCAGCCTGGCGAGGGAAGCAATCCGTCCGGTTCAGGCGGTGCAGCTAGCGCCTCAGTGACCAGCGCTGATGGCGGCGGCGACACAACCGTAGCGACATCTTCCGGCGGCACTTCAGGGGTGAGCAGCGGTGGCGGATCCGCGACTGTGGTCGGATCTGAGACGGCAGCGGGCGGCACATCCACAGTCGGCACCGCCACGGCAATCTCTTCGGACAGCTCGAGCACCGGTGAGGCTATCGGTGAAGGGTGCCCAGAGGTAATCGCGTGTGATGGTGAGCCTTACTGCGCTGCTGTGCTCGCCACATCAGTTAACGACTGCAAGTCTGGTAGCTTTGCATGCGGTGACGTACAGGGCTTCTTGATCGAGGACGCCGCCGGTCTCCACGACTTCCCGTGCGCCTCACCGGACGGTGGCGTTGTGGACTGTTCTACCGCCATCAGCGAGCACTCGACCTACTGGTCAGAGTGCGTCTCTGGACCGGATACCACGACGACAACCGGCAGCTCTGGTAGTGCGGGTGGTTCCGGTGGTTCCGGTGGTGGCTCCACAGAGCCGACTCAGTGCGGGTGCGGCGAACCTGGCACGAGCAATGACTGGTGGGTCAACGGTTGCTCTTCAAGTGGGTGCTTTAAGTGCCCGCCTGGTTACATTAACTGCGACGGCTATGGCGGTTGCGAACAGCCGATTGTAGATAGTAGCCGGACAGTCCCAGGCATCTGCAACTCCGTTGCGGAGTGGCGAGCTGGCTGCTGCGACGGCGACAGCGACAGCATTCGTTCTGACTGCGCCTCGGAACAGCTGCCAACTTGGCTGCCAAGTTGGCAAGCAGACAACCCTTGTAACCGCTCTTGTGCGATCGTCGACGGCGAGTGTAGCGGCTAACCTAAGGCCGCCTGTAGCGCAGCACGACCCGCCGAAGTCGTCGCAACCAGCAGCACACCGTAGGCCTCCGCGCCTGAGTCAGTACCGGGGATACCAGCCGAGAGCACGGCCTGCAGGTCGGCTCCAGCTTGCCCTGCTGTTGACTCGACGTGGTAGGCGTGTATCCCTCCCACTCCGAAGAGTGCGCTTAGACTGGCCGAGAATGCCACCTGTGCCTGCAGCGCCCCGAGCGTTGCTTCCAGTTCTGCGATGATACCGGCGGCCGCGGCCAGTTGAAAATCCACGTCGGGCAAACTCAGAGAAACGGACGCCTCGAGCTGCAGCAGCAGGTCGCCGACGGCAGTGATCTGCCCGTCAAGGGATGGTGGCGTCAGTATCAGCTGCGCCTGCAGCGCGAGCCACCCCGCCAGCTTGGCAGAGATGTCTGGCAGGCTCACAGCTACCGCTGCGTCTAAGCCAACCTGTGCCTGCAGCGCCACGGGGATCGCCGCTCCGAGATTCACGCTCCCGACGTAGTAGGCGGTCATGCGAGCAGCTGTGGGTTGCCTGTCTGGACTGACGCACTGGGCGGAGGAGTGACCACTACTACGCCACCTTGTACCGGCGTCGGGGGCAAAGGCACGATGACTGGTGGTGTGCCGGGGATGGTGATCGTCCCCTGTATCGTTCCCGTCACTGTGATAGCTGGCGGCAATTCAATCTCTACAATGTCGCTCATGCGGGCTACTGGTCTGTCGCCGCCCATGCGAACGACGCCCTGCGCGCTGTCTTCCCAGGCGGCAACGTACGGGCTGCGCGGATCGCCAGCTTCGAAGGCGACGAGGCAACGCGCGCCCTGCTCTGGCGTAGCGCTCGCCTCCGGCAGACCTAGACGCACGGTAATACTCTGCAGACTTAGACCCTGGAGAGCTGACTCTTCCGACAGCAGATCGACTGTTCCGTCCGGGTTGCCGCGCTCGACCCGGGCGACGAAGCACTGATGATAGGTCACGTCGCGCATCACCCAGCGGATGAAGCGTGTCAGGGCTGCTAGTGGATCGCTCACGCTCGGAACTTTTGCGCTCCAGAGCCGATCACGGCTGGCGCTGGACTGGTGATCGTCATCGTGCCCACGAGGGCGTTTCCGCCTACTGTGCCGGTGATGGGTACGGAGGGCGGCCAAAAGCAGGTCACCGCATCCCCGATGCGCGCCACCGGCTTATCGCCGCCCGCAAAGCTGATGTACTCGATCGAGCTTGCCGACCAGAGAGCGGCATAAGGCCGCTGCGGGTCTCCTGCTTCGAATCCGAGCAGCACCCTGGAACCCACCAACACCTTGACGGTAACCGCTGGCAGCCCGTGCCGGATCGGCACGTTCGAAAGGCCTAGCCCACGCACGCTTGTGTCGTCTGGCAGCAGATCGAGCGTGCTGTCGGTGGGCTGCCCTTGGACCGTGGCGGGATACTGCGCGTGGTAGCGGGTATTGCGCATCACGTTGCGAATGAAGGCGGCTAGCGCGGCTCGTGGGTCGCTCATATCGAATCCGGGTCGAGCATTCTCAGCGCATGGCGGACGCCTCTGGCGACGCGCAGGTAAGACATGAGCAGCCCGCCGGGGCCGCCTGAATCCCCCGTGGTGCTGGTGACGGAGGCGACTACAGCGCGCTGCGCAGCGTCGATCAGTCGCCTGTGAGTCTCCGCTGTAGTCCGCTGCGGCGTGATGTTGACAGTAGGGGGCTCAAGCGAGGTAATCCCGGCCGCCAACTCCTCAGCCGACACGCTGCGCTGCGGCTCGAGATCCTCGACCTCCAAGACAGCCGTGTAGCTGCCATCGTCCTCCAGCGTGAGAGTCACCCGCGGAGTGCTGGGCAGGTCAAAGACGACGGTGGTGCTCATTCGACAGGCCAGACGGTGGTGCGCAGGTGATCATCAATGCAGTGCTCGACTCGGCCCACCCTCAGCCCGTCGACTGTGACGCCTGGCAGTAGGTTGATAGAATCCGGGGCCAGCTCGACCGTGCCAGCGGGGAAGTCGCGATCGACCTGGAACTGGTCGGCCGCTGCCGGCCAGGTGTCCACTCCAATCCAGACAGCTCCAGAGGGCAGAACGCGCCAGGTGGCGCCAATGGCGTCACAGACGGCGCTCAGCGCCTCGCGGGCGCCCCCAGTTAAGCGGGTCCAGAAGGGGAGTCGCTTGGCCAGCACAGTGGCTGTGGATGTCGTCGCCAGCGCCTCGCCGACCTCGGCTAATAGCTCGCTAATGACGGTCCTAGCGTCGATCTCTCGATAGTGCTTGGCCGTTACGTCTTTGGAGAGACCGCCAGTGCCGCCCACTATGAGACCTCGCCACGTGTTAACCAGGACGCCACCACGGTGCACGGCACCCTGGAACGTGACCTGCTCGCCTGGCTGGCTGTCGCTGAGGGTCACAGCTCCCGTGATGTCCGCCTCCGAGTCGACCTCTAGTTCAGCGGTCCAGCGGCCCCGGAGGGGCAGGGTCAGGCGCAGGGCGAAGACTGCTTCTGCGTTGAGGGTGACCTGTCCCACTATTCCTCGAGCAGGGTATTGCCCAGATCTACGAAGATGTTATTTTCCGCGGCGCCGCTGGTGGCCGGCGATTCTGGGTCTGCCGCGAACTGCTGCCATTCTTCTGCGTCGCTAGGCTTCTGATCCTTGGTGGCCTTGGCTTTGACCTCGGGTGTGCTCGCTGACCATTCGATGGCCTTGAAGCTCACCCGCCAGAGCCCGCCCGCCTCTGGCATCGGCGAGTCCACCGTTTTGATGGTCACTGCGGTGATGCCCCAAAATTCCGTATTGGGGTGCGCAAACTGAATCGGCTCCCGCGCCGCGTTCTTTGCGCGCGGGCGCAGCACGTTGCGGTGGGCAGCGAATGCAGGCAAGTGCTTAGGTAGCAGCTGGATCTCGACGTTAATCTCCGCCGGGGGTTCACCGTCGTCAGTGACGCGCGCTTTCTTCTTGCCCTTGGACTTCTTGACGTCGACGCCGCTGTCGAGGCGCACCTTGACATCCACCATGGCGCACTCGACATCCCGCCCGGCGAGCTTGAGCCGCTCCCAGTCCGGAGTTTTGGTCCAGTCGGCGGTCATTCATGCCTGCAGTTCGAGTTCTGCCAGCAACATCTCGACTTCGCGCCTGACCGCGCGCCTGGCGGCTTCGCCATAGGCTTCGGGGGTCGCCGATGTTGGCGCCTGCACATTGATGTCACCGAAGCTGACGCTGATGTCACCACGGGCAGACGCGCCTGCGGCGCTGCTATTATTGCCGCCCGCGAACGCTGCAATCGCCTCTCCGTAGTTCGGCTGCGGGATGGCCACGTCGGAGAAGGCGCCCATCACGCTGGAATTTGTGCCGTAGTACTTCTCGATCGCGCGCTCGGCGGCCGAGGCTTGGGACACAATGCCGATCGGCAGACCCTTGCCAACGTTTGCGCCGATATCGATAGTGGTCTTTGCTGGTGAGCGTTCCTGGAATGTGCTCCGGAACGCGGAGAGTACGCTCGATGCTATGCTCTCGGCTTGTCGTACGGGAAGAAGCGCGAGTTCCTTCAGACCGTTGACCAGTCCCATGACGATGTTCTTGCCGATGCCAAAGGCCTTATCGCTGAGCGACAGACCTTTGGCGCTCCAGATCGCGGAGAGATCCTCCCACCACAGCAGCACGTCCCCGACCATCTTCTGCATCGGTCCGAGTATGCCCTTCACGATACCGACCCCTAGCTTTAGCCCGGCATCCGTGAGGACCGTCGTTGCGGCCGTAACGCCCAGAAAAGCCCCGCCGACCATGCCAGCCGTTACAGCGATCACGCCGAACGTCTTACCCATCGACTTCAGGATGGCATGCGCGGCCTTTCCGTCGCCGCTCCCCAGAGCCTTGAAGACCGGATCGAGGGCCTCGCCGAACACCTTCATCGCCTCGCCTGCGCCCGTGCTGAAACCGCCAAAGAACGACTCGACGAAAGGCACCGCCTTCTCGAGGGCCTTGCCTGCGTTCTCGAATCCGAGCGCCAAGCGGTCAATAAACTTTTGGCCTTTGGCGCTGTCCAGAAACCCGAAGATCTTATCAGAGGCGCTCTTAATGAACTTGGTAGCGCCGCCTTCAAAGCGTTCGGCCAGTGTTAGAGCGAGGTCCTGACCGCGCGCCTTCATGACACCGAGCGCGCCGCTTATGGTTGTGTTCGCAAACTTCTTGCCGGCCTCACCCGGGGCCTTCGTGCCGAGCTTCTCGAGCATGGCGTCTTGGATCGCGCCAAGGGCGACGTCGCTCTTGACCTTGCCCGCGCTGATGAGCTTTTCGACCTTGTCAGGGTCGACCTCCATTCGCTTCGCTACCGCCTTCTTGATCAGATCTCCGGAGACGTTTCGCTCTTGCAGCTGCAAGAGCTCCTCGCCCTGGAGCCTCCCCTTACTTTTGATCTGGCCGAGTGCGAGGTTGATGCCAGCCACGTCCTCGGCGCTGTTCCCCAGGGCTCTCATGTCTGAGCCGAGCTTGATGAGATCGTCGGCTTGTTTGGGGCTAAATTGCAGCGCCAAAAACTTTGCGTAAGTCTTCGACGTGTCCTTGACGTCGAGTCCGAACTCCTTTGCCATGTCGCGCGTGTGCTGGAAAATCTTGGCGCCGCTCGCGCCGTGCTTCGCCAGCTGATTGAACGCAAGGCGCTGATTCTGGCCGAACGTCACGAACGAAGCCGCGCCAGCCAGCGCTCCGGCCCCGATTCGCAGCAGTCCCTCGGCGCCGCGAGCTAGCAGGTTGCCCTTAAAGACGTTCATCATACCGCCCATGCGTCGAGTCAGACCTCCTAGCATGCGCGTGGCGCGAGTCCCGCCCGCTGTGAACCGAGGTAGGGCGTTACGAGCCACACCGCGTCCATTCACCGAGGACTGAAACTTTTCGAACAGACGCACCGACTTACCTAGCGCGCGCGCCATGGTGCGCGAGGGTCCGCGCACCTTGTCGATCAGCTTGAGAGTAAATCGTGCCTGGTCTGCCATTATCGTCGACGGCGTCGCCGTCCCTTCTTTCCGACGCTTTCAAGAAAGCCTCGGATCGCCTTCAGATCGCCGAGTGCATCAGCCACAATCAAGGCTCCAGCCCAGTCGCGATCCGATCCGTCCTGGGCCATAAACGCACGAAGCGCTTGCGCGGCGGTGTAGTACCGTCGTCGCAAGCGCTTCCACTCGGCTAGCCTTTTTTTACGTTGACCTCGATATCGGCACCGCCGAGATCGGTGATTTCATCCGCCAGTCGCGCCGGCAATCCGGGCCACGCTTCGAACACCTTAACGAGCTGCTCCTCTTGCTCGGGCAGCACGCGAGTGCGCAGGCACAGCGTGCGGAAGACAGGGCCCATGCGACCCTTCTTCATGCCCTCTTGCCAGTCCTCGTACTCCTCTTGGCTCGGGGTGCGGAATGCCAGCAGCTTGTTCTGGACCTCAGCGGGTTTACTGGGGTCTGCTGGAGTGACGCAGTAGGCGATGTACCCGTGCTTTTGGCGCAGTTGTTCCAAGACAGCCTCGTGAGAGGGCTGCTGTTCTGCCATGTGTTGCTCCTGTTTCTAGCGCGCTAGTTAGCGCGCGGTGGTCACGTCTTGGTCGCCGACGGGTAGCCCGAATGCGGAAAGCGCCCGTTGATCGACATATTCATGAAAGAGAAAGTCGTGTCGCCTCCGATCGCGCCGCCCTCTGCCTCGTCCTCGGTGGGCTCGGAGAGTAGTCGACAGCCGTAGCAGACCTTCTTGATGTCCGGCCGTCCCTTGGCGCGCAGGATCCAGACCAGCGTCCACTTCGTCTCGCGATAGCCATCGCCAAGCGACTCGATGAACCCGACGCGCTCCATCTCATCGCTCCAGGTGATGGTACCTTCGCCCAGTCCCTGGTGCCCCTCGGTGTCTCCGATGGGGTACGGCCGGGTACCGCGTATACCTTCGGACTCGGTAGGCTGGTCGGCGCCGACGCTGCTGATCGCTGTCCAAATCCGACTATTGGCTGTGAGCTCAGCGCGCTCGAACTTATAGCCAAAGCCCTCTGTATCGGGGTAGTTCATCAGATAGCCCTTTCAGCGCCCGCTCAGGCGGCTGCGTCCTCGGCGAATTGGGTAACGAAGCCCAAGTACGTGTAGATGTAATCGGCGTAGCCGATTGGCTTGATGCCCACTGTGCTGATGATGGTCCCGGTCGCCTTGACGTTGTGCGTGCGGGAGAGGCGATAGCGAATGTCTGTCACGTGACCGTCAAACCCTTCGGCGTTCCTTGGTGAGAGCAGCTGGGCCGTCAGCTTGTCGCCGATCTCTTCCTCCCACCGGACAGCGTCTCGGTTGTCGATGGTGCCGTCGGAGTTCAGCCGGAAACCCGATCCGATAAACAGCACTTGGGCGTCGTGGGCCGTCTCGCAGGCGATATCCATCACGATGCCGCGCGGCCAGTGAGTGAAGTCGCTTCCCGCTCCGGACTTCAGTCGCCCTTGCGTGACGAAGAATCCGTCGGGGGAATCCACACCTCCCGAGTAGGTGCGCAAAGTGGAGATCTTCGCGTCATCGAGCGACGTTGGGATCTGCTCTTCGTCGTGGAAGATCTTCAGCACACCTGGCAGCGCACCACCGTTCTGTAGACCGTTGCCCCGGACCCGCTTGAGGTCCGTGGACGGCAAGCTGCCGGCCGCTCGAGCCGCAAAGCAATCGACCGCATCGGTCACCGGTTGCGACCAGCCAGAGAATGGCTTCGGGCTGATTCGCTTTACCCGCTCGTGCGCGACCAATACCCGAGGCGCGACGGTGGACGCGAAGGCCGTGGCCACCTCGTCCGGCGTCTCGGTGAAGTCGTGAGTTGACGCGATCATAGCGCGGCGATGCTTGGACACGTTGGCCATGCCATCGAGGTGCGTTTGCAGAGCAGCCGCCAGCACGGCATGCGCCGCGGCGTCACCGTTGTTTCTGCTGGTGACCCCCACCAAGAACCGCCAAGGTCGCACCGAGTTCTGAGCAGCTGGAATCGCGTCCGCCAAATCCGTTGCGTTCCACGCGGCGCACTCGGCCTGGAACGTGTAGAACTCGCCTACCACGTAGCTTCCGGCTGCAAACGTCAGCGTGAGCCCGGTACCGGGGATGGCAAACGTTCCGCCGGTGGGAATGGTCAGGACTTCGCTGTAGGTGCGCTCGGTCTCTTCGTCGCCAGAGTAACCGTCCAGTGCGTAGCGGAATTTGCCGGCGCCTAAAATGCCAGCTGCGATGACCTCGACGCGCACGAACGCATCAACCGTCGAGCTGCCAGCCACGGTGACTTCGGGCCCGCCGCCGCTCGCGGTAACCGTAGTATTGTCTGCCGCCACCGACGGATCCGCAGTGATAAGACCCACTGGTCCGCCTACCTTGTTGAGCAGGTAGGCAACGGTCTCCACGGCTGGGCCTTCGCCACGTTCTGCGCGCAGCGTGTCGGGTGACCCGTACCACTGCAACACATTCGGCGTACCAAGGCTCGTAACGCCGTAGACGATGGGAGTCATCGCCGCTGGCGACGAGATGCCTAGACCTGGGTCGAGGATTTCTTCTTTTGCGCTGGGGATTGCAGGCATTTGGTTATGCTCCTAGCCGGCCTTGACCGATCTGCGCGCCCTCGCCGATCTTGGGCGATGCGCTCGTGGCTTCCCGGGTGGATTTCTTCGGCTTGAAGTCCTTGAACTTCTCAGTCTTGAGCCGGGATAGCGCCTGCATGTGCGGCGGTACGGTGGGGTACTTCGCGGCGGCTTCAAGTGCCTTGCGGTAGTCGGATTCGCTCAGCTTCAGAGCCTTGTCGCCCTGGAAGTGGTGAGCGTCATCGCTCCAGCCGTGCAGTGTATCCGCAGCTTGGTGGCGCCAGTCTGGCACGTCGACTCGCTGAGGTAGCCGTCGGTCGCCGCGTCTTACCAATCCGAGCTTGTCTCGCCACTCCAGCGGAGTGAGCAGCACGGCTGCGGGTTTCGCCTCGGCCGGCGGCTTCGGCGCCTCGGTTTCGGTGGCCGCCTCTGTGGACTCCGGCTTGTTCTGTGTGCTCTTCGCCATTCTGATCTCCGTCACCGAAAGTATTCGGTGAGAACTTCTTGTGCTGTCTCCACGTATCTGCGCCGCCAAGCCGCTGGCAGCGGCCCGCGGCTAGGAACCATGCGCCGCTTCGGCGTGCCCTTGACGGATCGGAAAAAGAGGCCGCCCGGGTTGATGGGACCGAGGGCACGAGATCGCTTTGGCACGATGCGCTGCTTGCGCGGTCCGTAGATGCCGGTCCCGCCCTGGTGCCACTTTGCATAGAGCTTGCCGCTCGCTACCTCGAAGCCACGGCGGCTAGAGGAAACCTGGTGCCAGCTGCTTCGGAGACCGCCCTTATCGCTAAGGATGCGTCCGGTTCGCAGCTTTAGCGGCGCCCAGGGATTCCCGTAGGGGTCTGTCTCGGACTCGAAGCCGTCGCGGATGAGCTCGATGGTTTCTTCGGCAAGCTGCTTTCCGACCAGGTCCAGCACCTCTGGTGCTCGTTCGAGCTTCTTCAGCCACTTGTTCAGCTTGGCGAAGTCGCCGGTGAAGCTGATGCTAGGTCTCGGCATCGAATTCGCACGTATGCTCCTGCGCTGAGACTATGGTGAGTTCGGCCAACTCCTCACTGACCGGGAATGGCAGCGTGAACGTGAAAATAATCTTGGAGCCCCGGACGAGCAGGCCGGCGTTCTGCGCCTCCTCAGTGGGCCAGACATAGCGTCCCCAGTCGATGTCTTGCTGAATGTCTGCGATAGCCGCCAGAAGATTCTCGAACAGCACCTCCACGGTCTCTCGACTCTCGGCGTAGACGTGCACCTCGACCGTCTCTTGCCGGAGAGCGCAGTCACGGCGCCGGATGCCGTCCGCTGCGCCAGGTGTTGTGGGTAGGTGAGTACCGCCTGAGCGTTTGGGTGGTGCCAACGGCCCCCCCGTCGGGACCCAACACACTCGGCGGCGCTGAGCATGCTTCGGTACCGATATCTGAAAGACTTCCTGCTGAACGCTAGCGTCGTTGAGTACGTCGTGGACCTCAGCGGCGAACTTCTCAAGGCGGGTTGCCATTACCAGCCCCTTATTGGGGCGCTCGCGATCGCTGACCCAGCGTCGTATTCATCCGGCGTAGAGTCGACTACGTCGGGCGGACTCAGGGTGCCGGCGCCAATACGTTCAAACCAACGGATCGCCGCCTTCCAGTTGTCCCGGATGGCTTGGTCGGGGCCTTCGGGCTGAAAGCCGCGAAAAGAAACGGCATTCCAAACAGCCACACGCGCGCACTGCAGCGTCAACGACTCCCCCCACGATTGGAGCGGCAACGCGAGTCCGTTGCCAAGGTACCCGTCTGCCTCACTGGTGGCTGCTATACAGCCAGCGACCAAGTCGGACTCGGCAATGTCCTCAAGGGCGTCTGCGGGTATACCGACGCTTTCAATGTGCTCCGGTCCAGCGTAGACGACGTGTGCCACGCCGGACGCCGCAAACGTTGCCGATGTGGTGGTAGCACCAAGTTCCCAGCGCAGGCGTACATACTGCTTGCAACGTCCAACGTTCCAACCGATAGGGCCTTCCGACACAATCGCCTGGTCAAGCTTGGCAGCAACTGCCCATCCTCCTACCCCCGTCGCCGACGTCTCGACGTAGAGAACTACGGAGGTGCTGGACCCGGCCAAGCCGGTGACGTCAACGTCGAGAACGAGGACGGTGCGCCTGGCCCCGATGTCTACCGCGGCGCCCTGACCGTTTGCGACTACTGTCGCCGACGCAGCCAGGACAATAGCGAGCGCTTCGGCCATTTGGTGACCGAGTTACGCCGCGAACACCTTGGGCACGTAGCTCACGCGACCGGCCAACAGATGCACCGGGTCGTTGGCGTGCGTCCCAAGGACGAGCTGAATATTTACGAAACTCGGACTGTCCGGGATGTCGGCTGCGGCAACGGTCGCGGTAACCTTGTGGACCGTCGTCGCCGGCACGGAATCCGTAGCAGCGTCGGTAACCTGCGCGGCGTTATCCCAGCTGGTGAGCACGGAGAATGTCCCGGCTTCGATGGATCCGCCTCCAGTGTTGTCGGTGAGCACCCACAGCTCGATCAGCACATCGTCCTTGCCGCTAAAGTCCGGAGGAAGAACCTTCGAACACTGGATGATGTCGGAGTTCCCCGCGGCCCAGATGATCGCGTGCGCCTCCGTGGTAGTTTCAGCGCCCATGACCGGATCGGTGTCCGACGCAAGCAGTCCGCCGTTTGCGGCTATGGCGCCAACAGCTCCAGCCGTTGTCACCTCGCGAAAGTCGTGCAGCGAAAGCTCAACGCTCTTGCGGTGTTCGTAGTGGTTCGATTGTGAGTCGTAAGGCATGGTTTCCTCGATGCCGTCAGAGCGCGGCCAAAATCTGTTCGATTTCCGTAGTGGTAAAACCGACCGCGAAAAGCTCCGCTTCGTCGGCGCCGTCCAGGTCTTCTTCTGTTGTGTACCCGCACTCAGCAAGCTTGCTGAGGTAAGGAAAGGTTGCGGCGAGCGCTACGCCCGGGACAGCCTCCTGCTTGGCGCGCCAAACGCCAGCGGTGTTGTCAAAGGTTTGCAGCGCCCACAGCGACTTATGCAGGTAGAACCTGCGCAGATTGTTGAGAGTCGCCATCGGTCACCCCTGGGACCGAGACGACCCCTTCTTGGTGCCCTTGGCCTCTGCCTTCACGCTGGAACCCGCGAGCAGTTCGTCGACGTCTTTCGACTTCTGCGCGACGTCCGCCTCGAGTTCCTTCACCCGTGCCTTGAGCTGGGCGTTTTCTTCCCTGAGAGCTTTGTCGCCGTCGCCACCAAGCTCCTTACGCAACGCCGACAACTCGCGAGCATGCGCCATGTTGAGCTTTGCTACCTCTTGCTGGTGAACGGTGAACGCGATCGACGTGGGCGGGGCGGGGCCGCGCGGGGCGATACCTTGTCGTTCTCGCTCCGCGTTTTCCCTTAGCCTGCGCGCGGTGATCATGCCGCCGCCAACCAATCCGCGCCAGTGGCCGACGTCGGAGCGCCGCCAACAAATCCGCGAATGTTGTGCTTGATCGCCACGCAACCTGGGCGACTTCCGCCCCGTCGACGCCTGTACAACTTGGTGGCGTAGTACAGATGGCTCGCTGTGATGTCGGTGTCCGCCAGGATGTCGACATCTGATTGCAGACCCAACCTGTCAGCATTGTACCAGAACGCGGCTGCATCGCGCTGCGCAATGAGCGACGTTGCCTTGATATTGGCGATCGAACGATAGACGTTGTCCGCGTTGTAGGTACTGTTGGTGAACGTGGCAGTTATGCCAGTTGCACCATTGACACCTACCAGCGAGTCCAATGCCGTGTCGGTCAGGGCAATTGCTCCGCCGCCAGACGGCACCGTCAAGATGGCGCTGGTGGTAGCCCCGCCATCCGTCGAAAAGGTGAACTTCGCCGTACCATCGGAAGCGCCGCCCGTGGTGATGTTGATCTGCAGACGCCACGGACCGAGCGGAGTTCCGGCCAGGGTGACGTCAGGCGGAGTGGTGCCCTCTTCGCCCATCGGGCTGGTCATGGTGGATCCAGTGAGCAGCGTGCGGTCGGAAACCACGAGAGGGATGCCGTTGAAGCGGCTCGCCTGCTGCTGACCCTGGGTCTGATTCATGAGCAGTAGCGGGTGACCCTTTGAGTCCTTCAGCCCGGCCATGTCGGCTCTGGCTCGCGAGTGCACCGACATTGCAACGATGTCGTCTTCCTCGTCGCCGAACAGCGCGGTCGCCCTGTTGATCAGGTCCCAGTCCAGATAGCGCGCGGTTGAAGATGCTGAACTGTACAGGTCGATCACGAGCGGCGTTGTGGCAAACTCGGTCACGATGAGGCGATCCATGGTTCTGGTAGCCGACGCCAGAATCTGGCGTGCCGCTTCGACGTACGGATCGGTATCGGAGCCCGGCATTACCGCGCCGATGCCCTGTGCCCAGCGCGTCACCTCCGCCGCCAGCGAGTAGCGATCGATGGTGGCCTGCTCCGAACCCTGCCCGATCTTGCTGGGCACCACGGCTGCGCCGTCGGTTGAGTTCTGGACGAAGTCCCCAATCCAGCCGAAGTAAGGGATGTCGATCGTCTTTCCGATCGCGCTACGCCCACCTTCCGGCATGCTGCCGTCAACGACGACGGCTCCGGACGATGTAAACAGCGAGCCCATGAAGGCGTCTTTTCCGCGCGCCATGCCGCGGATCGTGTCCATTAGGATCTGGACATCGAACATGTCCGCTTGAGTGGTCTGAGCCATTTCTCGGATTCCTTGGTTTCAGGTAGATGTTCAGCGGGCTCAGATTGCCCGGCGATGCAGCGCGTCTGTGCGCAACGTGTTGTAGAGTTCTGGGTTGTCCTTCTTGAGACGCGCTCGCTCGAGCGGCTTCATCTCCTCGAAGGCTTTGCTGTTGTGTGTCGCGCGGCCGCTTCCCTGCTCGCCGCCCTCGCTGGGCTGCAATACGGGAGCCGCGACAATACGGGGCGCCACTTCAAGGAACCCTTGCAGGTCCTCGACGATGTCCTCGCCCGTCGAGTTGCGAGTGCCGTCCTCGTTGAGCTTCACGGCCTTCTCGAACTTGTCGACGTAGCGCTGCGCCATCGGCGCCGTCAGCTTCCGGTCCTTCATGCCCTGTGCGCGCAGAGAATCGAAGCGCGCGCGTGCTCCGTTGACTTCGAGTGCCTCGACCTTGCCGGCGAGCTCCTCGTTTCGCGCTTCCTGCTCTTTGAGAGCGCGCACCATACCGACCGCTTTTTGGCCGGTAGCGCCCAAGATCGTTTCGATCTCCGATGCCGAAGCGACGCTGTTTTGCACCTTGCGGATCGCGGCGACCGCCTCGTCTTCGGTGGCGTTTTCGGCCAGGTTTAGGACTGTTAGTATTTTTGCAAATGCCATATCGTCTCCCTCCAAACGGGTTGGAGTAGGGTCCCCGTTCGGGGAGTCGTTGCTCACCGCCGGAAGCTCCAATTGCTTTGGCGGAGTGATGGGTTGTTCTGTTGTCAGCGCCGAGGCTGGAACGTTCGCGCTGGCGCTGGCGACTATGTACGGAGCGGAAGCCAGCTGCTTTGGCGCCCCTTGCAGACGGCTAACATCAGCCAGCATAGCGACCGCCTGCAGCTCTTCCGTTGTCTCGTCTGCTAGTCCCCACTCGACAGCCTCCGCGCCAGTCAGGTACTTGTCGCCATCTTTCATGGCTGACAGAAAGTCGTCTGTGGTCTTGTCTTTGCCGCGTCGCTTACTGGCACCGGCGTATGCTTCGGCGAGCTGAGTGTCCGTTTTTTGAAGCAGCTCAGCCGCTCGTGACATCTCGTTGGCTGTCCCAAAGCGCACTGCTCGCGCTGAGTGGAACATCAGGAATGCGTTGCTTGGCACAACGACTTTATCGGCCACCGTAAGCAGGTAGCTCGCAGCGCTTGCTGCGATACCGTCGACGTATGCCGCGATAGTTGCGCCCTGCCCCTTGCGACCACTGAGCAGGTTCACCATGGCCTTAGCGTCGTCGAGGATGCCGCCACCAGAGTTCACCCGAAGCTCAATGTCTTTGGCCTTCGGCGCGTCTCGCAGTTTCCCGAGAACGTCTTTCGCCGTTACGCCGTCCAGAAACAGCCCCTGCCCGATATCATCGTAGATATCGATCTCCAGCTTGTCCTTTGCCGGTTGACGCAGTGCTACCGTCCAGCCGTGTTCCACGTTGGTGCTCATGAGTGTTGTCCGATTTGGCTAACGGCTACTTGATGCCGATCAACGGCGTTGCGTCCGTCCCGGCAGCGAGGATGCGCCTCGGCCTAACGCCATTGAGTGCCTGGCCTGCGATACCGAAAACCGTCACCGTGTCGCCGTCCTTGTTGTGCACGACGACCGCGCCCCCAGTGGCCCCGACGACGATTGCCTTGTAGAGGACTGGCAGATCTTCGTCGTCGCTCGGTGTGATGACCTCGAAGTCGTCGGAGAAACCACCGAGTCCCGGCTCATGGCCAGCATATAGGTCGACAGGCATGAGTGTGTCCTTGAGCGCAGGAGCGGCAGCGGGCGCGCTCCGGGCATGAAAAAGCCCCGGGGTTAGCGAGGCTGCAAAGTGACGCCAGAAGGCGTCGTTAGCGTTTGTTTATTGCGCGACTTGGGCTGCTGACTGCTCAGCCTTAATGGCTTCTGCGCGCGCCAGCACGTCATCGGGCTTCTCACACATCTGCAAAAACATGTGCGTTGCGTCCGGGTCCAGGCCGCCAGCTTCCTCGTACCTAAGCCACAGTCGAGCGGCTTGCTCGATGTCATCGAAGTCGGGTTCGCCTAGATACAGCATTAATCGCGGTGGCTCTCGGGTAGGTGGTCGGCCTTCAATTTCTTCAGTCGCGCTTTCACTTTAGCACGCTCGTCGGCCGGCGCCGGGAGCTCCTTGACAAAGGCCTCGATGTAATCGTCTTGGCCAGTAAAATCCGCGCCTTTCGTCGTGATTCCGCGCTGAAAGGCCTCGGTGATATGCTCAGTGACCGATTTCGAGCGATCTAATCCAGGAGCGTCCTCTACCAGGATCTTCTGGATTGCAATGATGTAGCCGTCGTAGGAACCAATCCCGGTTGCCTGAACCGGACCCAGGAACTTTCCCATGTCGTCGCCGAGCGACCGGAGCATTCGCCTAGCGTTGAGCTCGACACCGACCTCTTCCAGCACCGCGTTCGCTCCGCGATAATTTCTGCCAATCAGGCGGGTGGTGCCATGGAGCTCTTCGTGGAAGAGAGTGCGGAGAGCGTCCAGCACAGAGACCGGGTCTGGTGTCCCGCTGTGGCGGTATTCAAGGTACCGCTCGTATGCCGTCGTGCGGAATGTTTTGGGGTCGTGATACGTGCCGGCCGATAACGACCTAGATGCGGCAACCAGCGCACCGTGCGTGCGCTCGCTCAGTATTATCTCGCCCGTCCAATCGTGAGCACCGTTCGCGTTCGCTTGGTTTTCGATTCGCAGCGCGCTGGCTAGCGACCTACCGTATTCGATGTCCTTCGACGTCGTGCCGGGGAGCGTGTGCTCGATGTGCTCGCGGATAATCCCTCGGGCCTTTGCCCAGTCGCCCGTGAGCACTGCCTGCTCGAACTCCTTGGACCTGGCGACCAATGGCGGCGGAGCAGTGCCTTTCTTCTGCTTTGCCTTCGGGGGCTTCTTCGCGTCCCGCTTGCGCTTCTTCTGCTCGAGCTCGGTAACGAGCTTCTTGCGCTGCCTACCTTTGCCTTTCGGCTTCCAGCTGGGCGCCGCGCTTGGCAGTCTGCCCCAGCCCTCGGGGACGAAGACGTCTGGCTCTTCGGTAGCGATACCCCTGCGCTCGGCTTCGCTCTTGCGGAGACTGCGGACACTACGCCGACAACGGTGGTGTCCCGGTGGCCAGTGAGTTCGCCAGTGAGGGTGGTTGACAGGAAAGATGAGCCCGTCGAGCGTCTGGCACTGTTCGGTTGTGCGGGAGTCGAGCACCGAGTCGTGCATCCAATACGGCCTGAACCGTAGGACCTCGGGATCTGACATTTGGCGGTGACGGCCCGCCGTGTACGCCTGTTGGACTGCGTTGCGGAACACGGTTTCCGCGTGGACGTCGTCGCGGAGCGTATCCCGCACTCGCTCACGCCACTCACTGAACGGCTCACCGCGCTGCAGGGCGATGTCAATCTCGTCGAAGACTCGACCGACCTGCTCGAGCTCGAGCCCTCCACCGATCCAGAAAGCTCGATACGATGCGTCGGCGCCCAAGGCAATCGCCTCGAGCTTGTCCAGCACGACGCGACGCTGGAACCAGCGTATCGCATCCTCGAACCGCTTAGGGTTCGCCGTGACCGACCACGTCACGAGTCCTCGTTGACCGCAGCCCGCCCGGCCAGGTTGCCTAGCAACATCGTCTGATAGACAAGCCTATTGAGTTCGTCAGGGTTCAAGCCCTCGTAGCGGGCGTGAAGCCGCTGGCGAAGGTCTTCGTAGTCTTCTGCGGCGTCCAGGTCCTCGATGATGCCATCAATTACTGGGGCAAGCGCAGCGACGGCTGCAGGCGTTGCCTCGTCGACTAGCTTGTCGGCATACAGTTGGCCGGAGAGGAATCCCTCATTCCCTCGGAGCTGGGCTCCGGAGGCAAGACGAGCGGCAAGTGCACCTCGAATGTCACGACCTTTGGCGGAACTATTGACTTTACTATCTCCCGCTCCAGCCTTTTCCTGACCAGCTCCGCGAGCTGATTCTTCACGATCTTCGTCGTCCTTGTCAACGGTCTCTCCATCGTCTTGACCTTGCGCCTCAACTGGCTTTGACGCAGGCCCTTCCGTCGGAGTCAGGAACTCTGCAACGTCGAAGGCTTCAGCGAATGCTTCGCGGTCAAGTTCGTAGCCAAGCGCGACCCACTTCGAAGCGGCGACCGCAGCCCAGTCCATCGACTCGGCCTTTACTTTCGTATCCTCTTTCGGGTCGACCGGGTACTTCGGCCAGGGCGTCACCGCCTGGGTGCCGAAGTTAAATTCTGCCCACCAGATCAGGCTCTGGTCGTGAATGAACGTCGAAAGCGACTGCGCATCGAACCGCAGCTTGGCCTTGTCTCCAAGGCGCTCTTGCACCTCGGCAGCCGCACGCGACCCGGACTGTCCTGTGTTCGTGGTCAGGTTACCGCCGCGGATTGCGATAGCAATCGCAGTGTTCGCGAGGGTTACCTGGAGTTTGAAAAGTTCGTGGGTTGATGCTGAGGTCTGAACTAGCTTGTATGAGAAGCCAGTGGGAAGAACGAGCGTCCCGTCGCGACCCAGTTGCGCTATGTCGTCCGCCAGCTCTTGGCGAAGATCCTTCGCCGAGGCATCGTTGTACTCGTCAGAGCGTTCTTCCTCTACGACGTTCCGGGTTACGCTCTCACCGAGCCGTCCCAGGTCCGCAACCGCGTATGCCTTCAGCAGCGCCCAGCGCGACAATCCGCGCCACAGTCCCAGTGACCACGGCCGCGTAACCCCGTAGGGCATATGCAGCAGCCACTCGCTGTCACCTGGTGTCAACACCTGCTCGGTGCCAGCACCTGCCTTTGATTGAGCGTCCGCAGAGATGGTTCGGATCATCCACTGACGTGTGTTCCAGTCCAGCCGCAGGTGCTGAGGGTGCCAAAACTCTGGGTTTGGCAGCAACCTGCCATCATACCCCTCTGGCGAAAGCCACTGGTGACGACCAGGGCAGTACCCGGCTATCAATCCCCAGGTGTGAATCTGAGCAAGCTCATTCTCTGGATAGCTCGGCCACCAGTCGGAGTTTTTGAGCAGCCGAATGACCCGTGACTTGCGTCGCTTGTCGCCCGCCGGAATGAAGGTTGGATTGAGACCTAATAGCGCTTGTACGCGAGTGTGCAGGCCGCCCTGGATTTCCTCGTCGCCGAGCAGCCAGTCGCAAAGTCTGGCTACCTCTCTGAGGTTGCCGGAGTCCGCGGAAAGCTCAACGGCGCGAATGCGTGCAGGTGTCCATGTTTGGTACACCCTGGTACTGGGCTGGATTACCTGGGACCTGCCGCGCGTGCGTTTTTTTTGCTCGCTCTTCGCCGAGCTGTTTCGGCTTCGAGCCATTAGTCTTCTCGTCTCGGTATTATCAACGCGCGGGTTCTTGCGCTCCCTGACATTAGGGCCTTGTGGGCATTGCCGAGAGCGTCAACGTCGTCGTCTTTTTCTTTTCCGGTTCCGGTGAAGTTCTGGATTATGGCAATGAAGGCATGTCCCCACTCGTCCCATTCTTCCGGAAACTCGTCCGGGTCAGGCATTAACACCCGCCCGTCGTTCCAGGCGGCAGCTACGTCAGTAGCCGAAACCAGCTTGTCCCCTGGCGGTTGCTGTACAAGTAGAGGGATCTGCTGCTTACGAATGAACTGCGCCGAGCCTACTTCTGGACCCGACGCTCGCCACAGCATGCGCCATGCCTTGCGCGCTACGTGCCGCGCCTTCAGCGTCAGCGTGAAGGACGGCGCCTCTACTTGAGCACGGTCAACGTGCTTTATGTAGAAAATCGGCTCGCCGTCTTTGGTCTCGACAGCGTCGACCCATAGTTCGAGACAGATCGACCAGTCCGACTGAGTCTTGGCAGTGAACGCCAAGTCAACGCCATAGGCGCCGCGAAACTTGGTCGGCAGCTTGCTGTAGTAGAAAACTTCTTTGAAGACCTTGCCGCCCTTGGGACGCGGCCGGCCTTGGTAGAGCGCATCGAACGTGAAGTCGAGCACCTTGGCGCGCTTCTTTTCGAGCGCCTCTAGTGGCCACATCTTCGGAAAGAGTGGCTGACCAAGTTCTCGACCGTTCGGGTCGCTGTTGTCGTTAGCGATTGCCGGGAGGTTTATTTCCTCCCATCCCTCACTGATAAGCGTGCCGCTTAGATCGTCCGGGTGCCACCGGGTAGCAAGAACCATGATGCTTGCCCCTGGATGCACACGGGTCTCAATGGCCTCGCGATAGCTCTCGAGAACTATCTCGCGTCTGCGAGCAGAGTCGGCTTCCTTGCGGTTTTTGTAAGGGTCATCGATGAGAGCGACGCCATCGACTGGCTCACCCGTGATGCCTCCGTCGATCGACGTAAACAGCACCTGACCGAAGTTTGGCAGCTCGACGTTTTCGAGCGTCCCAGCGGTGACGATTCCAGCGTTCGCGAGAAGCCGCCGGAACTTTTTCGCCATGCGGCGAGCCCGGCTCTGATTGTAGGTGATGTAAGCGTGCCGCTTACCTGGATGCTTTCGGATCATCCAGACCAGCCCGTGAAGAGTGATCTCGGTTTTTCCGTGCTGAGGCGGTGCCGCGAAGACAACCCGAAGTTCTGCGCCCACAGCAAGCTCTAGCTTGCCCGCATAAACCCGGAAGTGCTCTGGCCTGTACAGTTTCGGCGACAACCACTCGAACAGGTCGAGTACGCCGCCTTTTTTCTCAGTTGATGGCCGGGTGTTGAACTGGCGGCGCCGGGAACGAGCCCGCTGCTCCGCCTTCAGTTTCTTCAGCCTCTCGGCCTTCTGTATCAGCGCTAGAACTCTCATCGTCGCGCAACACGTCGCGCTGCAGCATCAATTCGCCGATGTCGCGCATTGCTCCTCTGGCCTCTGCCAGTGTTGCTCCAGGCAATAACTCCCTAACACGATTGAGACTTTCCTCGAACGCCAAGACCAAAACATCCCTTTGATGCTCCAGTGTTTCGCTCTTCAGTTTAGCGACAAGCTGCGACAGGCTCGGCATTCGACCAGAGAGCATTGCCTTTCGGTGTCTCTGGATTGTGCGGGCAGCTATGCCGAATTCTGCTGACGCTTTTCTGTCGGTGTTCAGGTCAGCGAAGACCAGAATCATCGCTAGCTCCGTGAGAGGGATCTTCTTCCCTGGTCTCGTGCCGCGGTCTTTGGTCGCCATTCGTCCTTGCCGATCGCTCTTACTCGCTCCGGCCCCGGCGGGGGCCTTTGCGTCGCTGGAGATATACCCTTCTTGACCCCCCTGAAAAAAGTGCGAGTTAGTCATTGCACGTCCGAGTTCGTTCGAGTTTCGCGAAGTGCTCCCACACACGGTCGTACATCTCAGGTAGGCGCTCTCGGAGTCTGCTCTCGCCGACAACCCAGCCCGATCTTGGTCCGCCATGACGCTCAGCGATACCTGTAGCCAGAAGTCGCCGTTTGACCTTCCATGTTGGCAGGCGGCAGGCCTTCGCAATCTCCCGCATGGTCAGGTACGGAGGAATCACAATGCCACCTCGCGCATGACGTCCTGGGCATGGATCCACAGCGCCCTGGCCTCTTGGTCGGCTTTTCGAATGTAGTGCCGCCGCTGCTGGTCAGGCTGCGCCGCTCTGGCCTCGCCCTCGCGCTCGGTCGCCAGTACCTGGAGCGGGTCAAGCAGGTGCCTAATGTCCTCCCGGGACCGCGACAGGCCCAGCTCAAGCAGCCTGCTGCCGGACGTAGTGAGCGGCCACAGCGCGAACAGGCGGCCCCAGGAGCGCTTGCCCCACTGGTCGCCCTGGGGGCCGCAGTACGCCTCCACAGCGGCCGCAGTAGCCTCGTCAGTCCGCCGCAACTCCTCGAGCGCGGCGCTAGCCCGACCAAACTCCAGCAGACTCGTCTCGTCGACCCACTCAGACAGCTCCTCTCGCTGCCCCGTGTCAATCTCCAGTCCGTCGGAGCTCAGGTCGACAGCGTGCCGCGGTAGCCTCCCGCTCCGGGTCGAGCCTACCGATCGCACCGTGATTGGGACCACGTACATCGCCCCACCGCAACGCTGACACACGTCTTCGATCTCCGCTGTGCGGTCCGACGGCGGCCACGTCTCGCCGCTGCCTCGGCACTTACCGCACCAGACAGTGGTCCACATCGAATCAATCTTGACCGTAGCGATGCGACCAGTGATGAACCCTGTGCCGTCGCAAATGCGGCATGTCGACTCAAGCGACAGCATCGCTCGTAGCTCGTCACGGTCGCCTGGGCGCTTGGCACCCAAGATCCGTACGCGCCAGCGCGCTAGCTCCTCTGGCTCCAGCTCCCGAAATCCCATGCCGTCGCAGCGCCCGCAGGGGTAGCCGATGATTGCCATCGACGCCACGCGCTCGCACATTCCGCCGTAGTTCGAGCCGGCACCCGGGGCGCTCCGCGAAAGCATCGTTGCGATCATGTCGTCGAGGCCTCGCGTATTCACAACAACACCCGCATGACCCGCGCGACCACGCGGGCCAACAGCGGTCGCCGGTCGGGGTAGTGGATGGTGGGTCCGTCAGTGATTCTCATCGGCTGCACCACCTAGCCACTCGCAGCCCGAACACGTAGAGGGCGTGGTGGTACATACAGGACTGCGCGTCGATGGCGAGCGTATCGATGACGATCGGCGTCAGCACATGATGCCAATCGAACACGCGGAAAGTGTCGTACTCGTTAAGTATCATATCGTAACTCTCCACATCTCCGATACTCCAACCGCTCTGCCGACTCGCACGTTGCGAAACAACAACCCTGGCCGCGCCCCGAGCGACTGTTTGCGTATCAAAGAACCCCAAAACTTTGCAGCTTCTCTCGATAGCCTTGCCCGAAGTTGGCGCATGGTCTCGCTGTGAGCTGTTAGCGGTGGGGCTTCGGGCCCAGGTGGATTGATTACGATCCACTCCCGCCTTGTGTTGGGTGTCGTGTCGCCGCCGCGCCCGCAGAATGAGCAGTACACTCCTGGTACTCCACATCCGGTGCCGCAGTAGCCGTATCTGACGGTTGGTTCGTTGATGTTGCTAACGGCAATCACATCGCCTCCCAACACCTGGCACAAAACACCAACGAGCTTGCCGCCTCGCCACAATAGCGCGCGGTCGCTGTTCTGCCGTTGGGGTTTTCGGCAGATGAAGCACGGGTTCCGAGGCGGGGGCGGGGGTGGTTGAATTCGGAGGGGTGGGGTTTGGCATTACGTCTCCTAGTTGTCCCAGAGTTCTTCGTCATCGGTTCCGTTTTCGCGCGCCATCTCGTCCGCCATCTGCTCTAAGCGCTCTTGTTCCGCGTCCTTCACTGCGTCGAAACACGCGGAGTTATCGTCCCACTTCATAGAGTAGAAACGCTTCGCAACACCATTCTTCACCTTGTCGAGTAGCACGGCGCGCTTTCCAGGTTCCACTCGCCACCCTCCATGTTTGCTCTTGATGCCGTTCTCGGGCACGAAACCTAAAGCCACAACTTCCGCTGCGTTCGATACGTCGCGCGAGTCGCGAATCGAGTGCTTATCGGGATGCTTCTTGCCGCCCTTTGCGTCGCTGACCGTGATCTGACTGTAGATGACACCAGCAATGTTCTCGCTCTTGACCGCATCAGTGAGCACGCGGGCTATATACGTTAGCGAATTGCGTCGGTCCTGTTGTGCCCTTTGGTTGTCGAATGCCTGAAGGTAGTCGTAGAGCACAAGATCGATCTTCTCGAGCCGGATCAATTTCTTAACCTGCTGCCCTGCCCATTCTGCGCTCTTGCCACGAGCGTCGAGGAACACCGGAACGTCTTCGGATACTGCTGCTACTCGTGCCACCTGCGCTTGTTCGTAGTCATTGAGGTTTTTCAATAGCAGCCGTGACGCATTCACGCGGGAACGCCGGCACATCAAACGATCGCCGTAGAGCGATTCTGCGTCTTCCGCAGACACGATGAGACACCGTTTGCCAGCTTTAATATTCTCGTCAACGAGCATCACGCCGAGAGAGCTCTTGCCCCAGCTGGTGTCAGCTCCAAACACCCAAACGAATCCAGGCATGACGCCGCCGGTGTCGTTGTCGATTTCAGCGTGCCCGAACGTGCACACCTTTACTCGCTCTGACTTTGCCCGTTCTTCGGCGCCCTGCAACAGCTGACGAACCGTCAATAGACGCTTCGCGTCGTCGTCGGCTCTGCGCGCTGCATCTGTTATTGGTACGAGCTTACCGCCTACTCCGCCAGATTGGTGCTGCTCTGCCAGGTCTTTCTCGTTGCTCACGCGCTAGCCCTCCATCGCCACAGCTTTCGCTTTGGCCCAAGTGTTTCTTCGATCGCATCCGCGTACCGATCACCAGCGTGGTCGTTGTCGGTAGCTATTGCCACGCTGGTTCCGGCAGGAACAGCTCGCGCAAAGTCCTGCGTCCAGCTACCAGAACCAATCCCAATAACGGCCACGCCAGGGCGCCACGACGTGCACGCTACCAAAAAGTCCGGTTCACCTTCGACTATGACGAGTTCAAGCGGGCATACCTGACGACGCAGCATCCCAAGAGCCATGCGGTTTGCGAGAACCAGTCCAGACGCCTTACGCCCCGCCGGGGGAAGACGTTTCGGCGTGTCCCCTTCGATGACGCGCCACGCGCGCACGCTCTTAAACACGCCACAATGATCAAATACCCGAAGCAGCACCCGGTGCCCCGTACGTGTCCAAGGCTTACCACGATAGCGCGCCCACTCCGGAAGTTCAGTCCCGTCTGGTATCGATCGAGCCAAGTCGCGCAAACTAACCTCTACAGGATCGATCTTCCGTTTGACGAGCACCCGCGATCCGTCGCGGTCATCCTCCACTGGTACACTCGTGGACCAGAGCTCTTCGAGTTCTGCGGATTCCGGATACTCGGGGTCAGGTACGGGTGCCGGGACTGGGACGGGCCGCCGTTCGAGTGGGACATCGTCCGGGCGTCTGAGCTGGTAGGCCAACTCAAGAAGCCCCGCCGCCTCAGCCCCAGCGATCAGCACCTCGCGAAATTGGTCACCACGCGTCGATAGACCGTGCACCATCGCGATGACGCCGATCGCGTCCGCAGACCAGTCGCAACTGAAACACCGAGCTCGCGCCGTTCCGTCCGGCCCCCTCGAGATGCTACAGCTTGGGTCGCGGTCGCCGTGAGCTGGGCAGCACACTAGTACGTATCCGTGCTGTGGCTTAGCGCCTTTCTCGAGACCCATAACGCGCACCAAGCGCATAGGGTCACTTAGCGCGTTTCGAATGTCGCGCACAGCTTCCGAGAATTCGATCCGTGTCACGCGGTTGCCCTCCCGGTTTCGTCGACTTCGATGGCTCCGTCGGTGTCTTCCACCGGATCAAGACTTGCCAGAATTTCTCGTCGCCTCCGAGGATCTCGCCACGAACCACGGACAACCTTGATCACTGTCGTTCGCCACTGCTCAGCGAAGCGCTCGGTGCCAGGTGACGCTGGCTCAGCCACCCAGTCAGCGACTGCCCGGTCCACGAACTCACGTGGCGCCATCAGGTCAACTTCGAGTTGCCTCTTGTCGCTTTCAGTTAGCGGGTCGGTTTCTGGCTTCGAAACCCTGAGGGGGGTAGGGGGGTGATCATGATCACCTGGATCGGGATCGGGATCGGGATCGGGATCGGGGTTGAAATTCGCTTGGATGTTTGCTTCCGGAGTGCTTGGTGTTTGCTCAAGCAATTGCTTGGACGTTTGCTTGCGTTTTGCTGACCGTTTTCCACCTCGTTTGCCTGCCTCTGACCTTGCTTTTTTGATTGCCTCCGCCCTGTCCGCGCTGATGTTCCACTCCAAGAAATCATGAATCATCCAGCCGCTTTCCGTCTCTTCCCAGAGTCCGCGATCAACAAGTTGATCGATTGCGTTAGCTAGTGCCTTGCCGCGCGGTACAGATGGCCAGGTTTGCGGCAACTCACGGTCGACTCGGCCATCGGTCCCGTTCGCGCAACATTCCAAGAGGCCGGTAACGTGTAGACGCCAGACACGGTCGTGAAGCGGAGCGACCTTACGGTGCCTGTGGAACCGGTCATCGAGACGAAGCCAGCTCAAACCGCTGCCCTCCATTGAACACGATTGCACGCGTGCGCCCAGTCCTCTGCAGGGTCGTAGTCTCCGACGTGGGCGTTTCCCCAGCCGTCTCCGCATGCCCTGCAGCGCCACGACAGCTCACGGCAAAGCACCGAGACCTCGCCACAGGATAGGCACCTGAAAAGCTCTGCCTGGCCCCACAACGGCTCGCCATCGTGCCACTCAAGCAGGCGACCGACCTCAGGTGTCCGATTCGGAGCGCAGAGTATCAACGCCTCGCGATTCCACCCGGACACCTCAACCTTGGATTCGGCGAGTGCTACCTCCTCCACTGGGCCCTTGATCTCGAGGAGCAGTGGACCGGCAGGGAATCGCACGATGAAGTCAGGTATGTATCCCTCAAGATCCACGGGTTCGTATTCCCAATTCCAACCGACCCGCTCAAAGAACGCAGCGAACGCTGCCTCTGTGCGGCTTCGAAAATTGACACCCTCGTAGGTTGTTGGAATTCCCTTAATCACGTTTACCTCCTCGCGCACACCGCGCCGAACAATGCTCTCGCCCATGCGTCGCCCGGATGCCGCCAACCCGCCTCCCGCAGACGGTGCAAGCAGGCCAGGTCGAGCATACGGGCGTCTCGACGGTGAGAGTCTGGCAGCCGAGCGTTCGGAGCAGCTCGGGCGTGTAGGTGATGCCGTGGCTCACAGCATGTCCTCCGCAATTCTCTTGAGCTCCAGTGCCGCACCTTCGCGCGTCGAGTCCTGGCGCACCCAAGTGCCAACGAGCACCATGGCCTCACTCACACCGCTAACGCTCCCGACGCGCACACCACGCCCCTTAGCTCGCGCGTGCCATTCAGCCTGTTTCTCGCTTAGCGATTCGCCTGGCAGCTTCACCTCTATCCAACCCGGCGGCGAAACACAGCAGATGTCAGGTGTTCCCGGCGGCGCCAGCTTCACCGTTCCAGAGCCGCGCGTTCCGGAATTCACGCGAAAAACCCAGTATCCAGCACTGGTAAGCTCTTTGATAATCGATCGCAGAAGGTCGGTCTCACTCACGATCTCACCTCCCGCCACAGCAAACCTGTGTTCTTATCGACATAACAGATTCGGCCGAGCAGCATTTCACGTCGAATGGACAGTCTGCGAGGTATGACATCAGGTCATCCAGTGATCGCAACACAGGACTGTCGAGCAGGGCCCAGCCCTTCGACGACCGCTCGACGATGCCGACGGCTGGGCTCGATAGGCCCGGGTCGGAGCCTAGGGAAATGAAACTCACGCTGGCTCCTTGAGCATCTCAAACATATCAACCTGTCGCGCCGGCTCTGGCTTGATGCACGCCGGGCTGAACCAGATGCACTCAAGATCAGTCGTTTCCTTGCCCGCGTATGGGCTTGCACCGCGTGACCACTGGACAGCGTCCCACCCGGGCAAGTCGTAGTCACCGACGTGGCCGCAGATGGCCACGCGCAAACCGGCATTATCTCGAGCCCAGGAGGCAACCTCGTCAGCAACGGGGGCTGAGTCGCCGTACAGTTTTTCATATCCGCAATAGGGAGGATCGAGAAACACTGCCGTTTTTTTGCCGCCGTAGTGACTATTTAGGCACCGATCCCAGTTACCGTGAACAACGCGAACCCGCCCGAGTCGAGCAGCTAATTTCGTGAGCGCCACGTGAGCAGCAGCGCCGCCGCTGGTCAGAT